TACTCACAAATGCAATTACAGTTGATGTTTACATCGTGAAAGGCGGTGTTAATTATTATATTGCAAAAACAGTATCCATTCCACCGGCGGCATCAATTGAATTGATTCAAGGTGGATCTAAGATAGTAGTGGAAAGTGGGGATGTTATCACGGCAGTTGCAAGTGAATCCAATGCGGCAGACATAGTTTTGTCATACGTTGATACAATTAGTTCATAAGGAGTAAAACATGGTTGATACAAAAGACCAAAATGGGACTTTATATCTAGGACAGGAAGTTGCCAAGGATGGGTTTTTCATCCATCAGGCGACCATAGACGGGGATCATTATGTTGAATCCGCCGTCCTAGCGGGGCCAGTTTCCTATACGGGAACGGTGACAATAACAGGTAACGTGGTGATAGTATGAGTACATTAAACGTAGATAAAGTAGATCCCAGTACAGGCACAGCATTAGAAATCGGTAGCTCTGGTGATACAGTAACAGTACCTTCTGGTGCGACTTTCGCTGTTTCAGGAACAATGAACGCCTCATCCATTACGGCAGGAACTATAGCAACAGCAAGACTTGGAAGTGGAACAGCCTCCAGTTCAACGGTATTGTATGGTGATCAAACTTACAAGGCGGAGCCAGGCGGTGTGAATACTCCATTGTTTAGAGCTAGAATAACTGGTCAATCCATTTCTAATCTTGCTTATACTAAAATTGCATTTGATATTTGTTCAGGAACAACAGGGGTCTCGGATTTTATTAACGGCGGCACTTATGACACTACTAATTATAAATGGACTCCCGGCGAGGCTGGGTATTATCAATTTACCGCCTCTCTTTATGCTTATACAGCTACTGCCTTTGACCAATTTAATGTTAGAATACGACTTAATGGAGCCACTACTTTTTTGCAAAGTTTGTTTTATCATGAATTATATGGTAATGTAACCCAAACGGGCATTGCTCATTTAGGAGCAACTGATTATGTGGATGTTGAAGGCTATCAAGATTCAGGCTCTGATTTGGCATTATCTACATCAAGCAATATGACATTTTTTAGTGGTCATAAATTAATATCATAGGAGAATAGAAGTGGCACAAAAGGATTCAAGACGACTATATATGGTACTACCTTATCTCTATCCAGATTTAGAGAATGGGTATGAAAAGGATTATTATTTAAGGAATGACGGAGATGACACAGGCACTTACCTTGTTTGGAATAACACCGAGATACCAGAGCCGACAGCACAAGAACTCGTTGATGCGAAAGAAGATGCGATGAACGCCTATTGGTGGAAACGATTAAGGGAAAAAAGAAATAAGTTGCTGTTTGACAGTGATTGGTCACAGGGTGCTGATGTACCAAGTGACTTGAAAGCGCCTTATGCGACTTACAGGCAAGAGTTAAGGGATTTACCAACGACAGTTTCCAAACCAGATGTTGAAACATTGAATAATGAAAGAAATTATGAATTAGAGGATAACGGATGGAATGTTGGTAATTTTATGCCAACCAAGCCAACAGGATAATATATGCATAATGATGTTATAAAAACATTTGAAGGGATTGTTGAAACTTTTTCGACTTTGAATGCACAACAAGCCAAGAACAAACAGGCTGTCATAGTGTTGAAAGCAAAAGTAGCCGAAATGAAGATAAGAATGGCTGAAATGAAGATAAGAATAATTGAACTAGAGCAACTAAAGGATAATAAATGAGTTACATAGGCAGAGGCGTAGACAACAAATGGCAGAATTAAGGGTAAAAGGAACAGGTACTTTAAAGCTGTTCGAGAGTGATAACACAAGCAGTGTTACCATCGCCTCACCAGCAAGTTTAAGTGCGAATAAAACAATCACGCTTCCTGATGCGGATGTAACTTTAGCAAGTGGCACCATGCTGGCGACTGACGGTTCAGGAGCTAGTTTAACGTCACTTAACGCATCAGAACTCGGATCAGGAACTGTTCCAACAGCCCGTCTGGGCACTGGAACGGCTAGTTCAAGCACAGTATTATATGGCGATCAGACCTATAAGGCGGAGCCAGGCGGAAATAATACTCCAGCTTTTCAAGTATATTTAACTGGCGACCAGACAATAGCAAACGATACGCTTACAAAAGTAGCAATGACTGGTGAAATTGTAGATACAGACAGTGCCTATGACAATTCCTCTAACTATCGTTTTACTGTTCCAGCAGGAGAAGGGGGAAAATATTTTTTCTTTTGGAGAATATTTTGTCACGTCAACGGCTCTCCAGTCACTGGAGCCAATGTTCCTCTTTATAAAAACGGATCTGCATATACTGGTACAGGTACCAACTGGGGTGTGAGGATAGATGATTCCAATGGTTTTGATTATCTTGCTTTGAGTGGGTCATATATAGTAGACCTTGATGCGACTGACTATGTAGAACTTTATGCAAAAGCACTAACTGTTGATAGTTCATCTTCTGTTTTGTTAACTGCTAATGCTTTAGGATTTGGAGGATATAAATTAATAGGAGCATAATGACAAATTTAAGCACAAAAATAAGAATATATCTGGATAGGGAAGTTGATTTTGATAAAGATGTACTTCTTCAAGATGATATGGTTGACGGAGTTTCCAATCCATACATCAAGGAATGGAATGTTGAAGAAGTTCAGCCAACAGACGCACAACTTGATGCTCTGGACGCACAAGCAACAATCATAGAATCAAACAATCAGGTGGATTCAACAAGAAGAAAAGAATATGGAAGTTGGAACGACCAGCTCGATGAAATTTACCACGACATAGATGCGTGGAAAGCAAGACTGCAAACAATTAAAACAAATAACCCAAAGAGTTAAAATATGGCATCAGTATTAAAAGTAGATAAATTAGATCCCCAAAGCGGAACGGCGTTGGAGATTGGCACGTCAGGTGATACGATTTCAGTACCAAGTGGAGCAACGCTGGACATTAGTTCTGCCACGCTTACACCTCCTGCGACACTTCCTGCATCAAGCGGAGTTAATTTAACAGCTTTGAATGCAACAAATTTAGGAAGCGGAACTGTGCCAACAGCTCGTCTGGGAACAGGCACTGCATCAAGTTCAACAGTATTGTACGGAGATCAGACCTACAAGGCGGAGCCAGGCGGTGTGAATACTCCATTGTTTAGTGCTGGTCCAATAGCAGCCATTCCTTATATATCTAGCGGTGTTTGGACTAAAGTACCGTTTAGTAGGGAATGGTGGAGTGAAGGAGGGACTTACGATACAACTAATTATAGATGGACTCCAGGTACGGCTGGGAAATATTTCTTAATGGCATGGGTAGGTCTTTATTCCTATGATGCTGCCGATTTTTATGCTCAAATCCAGTTTTATAAGAATGGTGCCTTTTCCACTGGAGGGACTACTTCCATTGGTGCTACAAAATATATTGAGAATGACAGTAGTGCTGTTACTACTAACTTTATTAATACAGCTATAGTAGAAGATGATGGGGATGATTATTGGGAGTGTTATATAAACCAAAACACTGGATCCAATGTATATTTGTGGAACAATGGGCATCATACAAATTTTATGGGATTTAAATTAATAGAATAGGATTATAATATGGCACAAAAAGATTCAAGACGATTAAGTATTGTACTACCTTATCTCTATCCAGATTTAAATAATGAACGCGAAAAGGATTATTATTTACAAAATGATTCTGATGGCACAGGCACTTTCATAGTTTGGCGTAACACCGAAATACCAGAGCCGACTGAACAAGAGTTAGCTAACGCAAAAGAGGATGCTGTTAATGACTTTTGGTGGAAACGATTAAGAACAACAAGAAATAAATTATTAGTGGATAGTGATTGGTCACAAGGTGCAGATATTCCAAGTGATTTAAAATCACCTTATGTTGATTATAGAACTGATTTAAGGGATTTACCAACAACAGTCACTAAACCAGATTTTGACACGTTGAATAATCAAAGTGTTAATAAATGGATTGAAAACATTAATTCCTTGATGCCAACCAAACCAACAGGATAATATATGCAAGTTGACGTTCAAAAAATACTTGATGAAATGAATCACAAGATTGCAACTTTAGATGTGGCACAATCCAAGAACAAAGCCGCCGTCATAGTGTTGAAGGCGAGGGTTGTAGACTTGAAGATAAGAATGGCTGAACTGGAAAAACAAAAGGATAATAAATAAATGAGTTACATAGGCAGAGACGCCAAGCGTGCTGAGATAAAACTGAAATATCCTAAACCGGGGGCCTAGATGTCCTTCGGCGTAGGGGCAATTGGTCAACTGGCTTTTGCTGAGTCAACGACTGGAGACGGATCTTCGATCACGATTGTACCTACTGGAGTTGCCGCGACTTTTAGTGTTGGAAGTGTCGTGCTGGAGTCACTATATGTTCCAACAGGTGTTTCCGCGACTTTTAGTCCGGGCAGTGTCGTACTGGAGTCAAGATATTTTCCAGATGGCGTTGGGGCAACCTTCGCTCTAGGAACGGCGACGATCATAGCGGATGCACTGGTCACCCCTACGGGAGTTTCCTCGACTTTCAGCGTTGGAAGTGTTACACTGGAGTCAACGTACTTTCCAACTGGGGTTGCAGCAACCTTCGCTCTAGGAACGGCTACGGTCACTGGAACGGCGACAGTCATTCCAACAGGAGTGGAAGCAACTTTTGCAGTGGGGGATTTAAAATTAACAATTTGGAACGGAGTGGACGACTCCTCGACAAATACATGGACGGTGGTTCCAACAGGATAAGATATGGCAGACTCGACAATATTAAATCTGGATCTTCAAACGACTGGCGCCAACGCCGGAACGTGGGGGTCAAAGACAAACGATAATTTATCTAAAGTAGAAAATGCAATCAAGGGATATGCGCTTGTGAGCGTTGCCACTTCCGGAACTTTGGCATTGACAACTGCAAGTGGCGGAACAGGCGATGAACAAAGCAGGGCGTCTCTCAGATTAACTGGAACTTTATCCGGTGCAGTGGCGCTTGAATGCGAAGCTCATCCTTATTGGTA